CTGGCCTGAGCGCCGAAGGTGATCTCCTCCGCCGTGCCACTCACGAAGTCGTCGAACAGTGTGCTGTCGATACCCTCCAGGGTGAACTCATCCGTGGTCGATGCGGAGACACGCACCACGCGGTAGTTCAGCTGCGTCATGCCCACGATCTTCAACAGCAGGTAGTCCCCATTGCTGTAGCCGTGGGCGGTGCTGTCAGCCACGGCCGGGTTGGCCTTGCTGATGTCGGTGATGGTCTTGGGGGCGGCCAGCAGGGTCTGCACGGCCACTTTCACTTTGCTCCAGACGTTGATGTCCATGCGATGCTCCTGTGGGTGTCAAAGAATTTGGTCGGGGGCCTCGGCGGCCACCATGTAGGTCATGCGCCAGTCCTGCGCGCGCGATGCAATGAGCCGGTCTTTGTCCTCGCTGACCACCGGCCGACTAGCTGTGATCTGCACGCCGAGCTTGCAGAGGGAGCGCAGCGTTGCGCTGGCCGCAAGCAGCTTTTCCACCTGCAGGCCGAGATCTCGCGACCGCGCGACTGCCTCGGTCCCGTGAGCGGCCACGCAGTTGATGGATACGCCCAGCGCACGCTCTTCGATGCTCGAGAACGTGTTCAAGGTCACCGTTTCGCCCTCCGCCGATTCGTCCACAAGGATGGCCGGCAGCAGGTTGGGCGGGACAGCGTCCACGCGATCGAGGTAAACGTTCGAGCCCGCGGCGGTTCCGCCGGTAGCCAGGATGCTGCGCACCGCTTCGAGGATCTGTTGCTGGGCATGGGCCACGACGGTTACCCTTTGCGCAAGCGCAGCAACGTCGTTCCGGTGCCATCCGGCTCCGTCTCCACCACCTGCCAGGCTTCCACGCCGATCAGGAGCGTCTGTCCGACGACGTCCACCGGGACCTCGCTGGAGGGCAACAGGAAGACGGGGCCAGTGGCGTACACACCGCTTGCGACCTCGAAGGCTTGATAACCGTTGTCGAAGATCCCGCGCACTGCCTCCCCGGCCAAGGTCGCGTCTGACGCGAACTCGGTGGACTGGAAGAAGAGCGTGAAGTCTTCGACGAACGGCATGGGTCAGCTTTCGAGGGCGGCGCGCGCAGCGATGGCGGCGTCGAGCTGGGTGGTTGCAGCAGCGGCGGCCTCCTCGGTACCAGCCCGCGACAAGGCCACCTCGGCATCCGCAACCGCAGCGTCGGCGGCTTCGATCGCTGCGGCTTTTTCGCGAGCCTCCCGGTCGGCCTTGGCCTTGGCTTCCTGCTCAGCTTTCGAAGTCTGCTTGTCGGCAGGCTCCACCATGGTCGCCATGCTTTTGGGCATGTCGCCGTCGTATAGGAAGTGCTCGCCAACCTTGAACTGCAGGGGACCGGTGGTGGTGTACCAACCCTTGCGCTTGGGGTGTGCGGCGATGCAGTGCCCCCGCAAGGCCGCCTGTTCCTTCGAGAGGCCCAGGTCGGCACCTGCCGGAAAACCTACAACGGTTGTTGCGATGTATTTCATGGCCTGAGACCTCAGACCATCGTCACCAGGCAGGCGCGTTGCCAGTAGCCCAGGCCCACACCTCGCCAACCGTCGATGCCGAACTGCCAGGCATCGTTGTCGAACTCGAACTCGCTGCCCTCGGCCTTGGCCTTGAGCTCGACATCCTGTTCGCTCTGACGGATCAGACCCTTGATCGGGCTGTCGGTGCGGAACACCGCGAACTTGTCCGTCCAGGTGGCCAGACGCGTGTTCATGGCCACCTGCACGTCGAAGTTGGAGATGACGTTCGGGTCCATGTTCTGCTGCAGAGCCGCATTGTTCAGGCGAGTAACTGCAGCGATGGCCATGGGGTAGAGGCTCGGGGCGACCTTCACCAGGAACGAGCGCGCGCCTTCGTTCATGGGCTCGCCACGGTCATCCTTGAAGCTGAGAATCTGTGTGATCCCCGCCAGGATTGACTGCTGCATCTCCTCCATTGATGGAGCGGCCGCCGATGCGCCGTGAACCAGGGCGGGCAAGCCGGAGATGTCAACGCTGATGCTGTTGCTCTGCGTGCCAGATTCGCCTTCGCTGTGGTCGGTATCGAAGTAGAACTGGCCGTCGTAGCAGACGGTGGCACCACCCGCCAGGATGGCCGCGCTCACGAGGCTGGCCCAGTGCGTCACCGCGCGGTCGGCAAACTCCTGCACGCGCGCCTGAATCTGACCGGTCTTGTCGCGACGCAGGTCGCGCTTGGCGATCTCGATCGTGGCTTCGTAGTGCTTGTTGACGATGGTCAGGCCTTGGCCACTGAACCCCTTGGCCTGGCGACCACCCACCCACTCGCGCATGGCAGGCGACTGGCCGAGGAAGTTGTACGTCTCGCCAGCCTGGTCGGAGTTGAACAGGTTGGAGACGCCGTTGAGCCAGGCGACGCCCGGGTCCGCTTCGAGGCGGGCAAAGTACATGCCCATGATCGCGCGGCTGGAGAGGAGTGATTGGTCCATGGTGTTGAGTCCTTGAAATGAGGTTCTGGGTGATTGCTTGTGTCAGGCCAAAGGCTCAGACGTCACCAGCAACGCGAGCTGCTTCGGCTGCAGCCAGTGCGGCATCGAACTCGACCACGCACACGCCGCTGGACACCCAGCGAGAAACGCGGCCGATGATGGAATTGGTGCTGGCGGTGAGCGTGAACGTGTCGTCGTCGCTCGCGTACACCAAGGGGCGATCGTTGGCCGTCACTGCGGTGGCGCCTGCAACCAGAAGTTGGATCTGGCCGCGGCGCTTCACTTCGACGCCAATGGCACCGGCCAAACCTGCCGAGTTGTCGGCCTTGCGGCTTGCGAACCCCAGGAAGGGATCACCAGCCACAAGCGGCCGCGCATAGCCAGCCGCGTTCTCACCCACCGCGGCGCCCTCGTAGATGATGTCGGTAGCGACCACCGGATATTCCTGCGCATCGCCCAGTTCGTAAGCGCGCGCCTTGTTGGCGGCAAGGGTGGTCATGGCCAGGACCAGACCGGTGGAGGCCATGTAGTTGAAGAGGCGCTCGGACAGGCGCGTGCCCGTGTCGCAGATGGCGGACACCACGAGCTGCTTGGCCGTGGCGGCGGCGCTGAGTGCCATGGCACCGATCGCGATGATCGATGCAACCCAGAGATGCTTTTTCATGTCAGTTCCTTGGACTTTGAATTTGAGGAGTGGGCGGAGTTGTCGGGGGCGTGTGTGGTCAGGCAACCTTGCGAGCGCCGAGCACCTTCACCTTGCCGGCTTCGTTCGCACGCATGAAGCCCGTGTACGCGGCCAGCGTGCCGAACTCGGCACGAACGCTCGCGTCCGACTCCCACGTCGCTTTGCAACGCTCTTCGACAGGTTTGCTCAAGTCCTGCTGCTCGCTGCCGGCGGGCGGCGCAACGGTGGCGGCAGGAACGGTGGCCACGGGCTTCGGCGCCTCGCTGGCGCTGGCCTTGGCCTGCGCCTGGCGCAGCGTGCGCTCGGCCGCGTTCACGGCCATGGCAGCATCGCCACCGGTGGACTTGCCGTCGAACTTGAGGGAGGAGATCAGCGCTTCGTGGCCAGGGATCAGCTGACCCTCGACGGCCTGAATGCGCTCGCGCTCGGCGGTGGCGCCAGCGGTCTTGCCTTCGTCGAGGATGGCCTGCAGCAGCTCGGGCGCGTCGGCCGCGAGTTGTTCACGGGTGATTTTCATGTGGGTTTCCTTGGAGGTGGAGGGGATGATCGGCGCGGCACCGGCGCGGGTCTGGCGTTGACCGCTGGTGCGGTCCTGGTTGAGCTGCGCGACCAAGGCGTCGAGGGTGGAAACACCGTCCACCAGCCCGGCATCAATGGCCTGCTGCCCGATGAAGACGCGGCCGTCGGCCATGTCGTTCAGAACTTTCTCCGTCGTCACGCCGCGCTGCTCGGCAACGGCTTGCACGAAGAGGCTGTAGGTGTAGTCCACCGCGTCCTGGATGGACTGTCGTCCCTCTTCGGTGAGGGGCGCATGCTGCGATGCAATGCGCTTGAACTTGCCGGCGTAGATCTCGGTGGTCTTCACCCCGGACTGCTCTTCGGCTCGGGACACGTCCACGTGCTTGGCGACCACGCCGATGCTGCCGACGTTGGTGGTCGCGTCCGAGATGTACGCAGCCTGTGCCGCACTGCCAATCCAGTAGGCTGCGCTGGCCATGGTGCCGCTGGCCAGGGTGACGATGGGCTTGATGGCTTGGCCCGCGCGCACGGCGTTGGCCAGGGTCTGTGTGCCGTCAACGGTGCCGCCCGGGCTGTCAATGGAGAGGATGATGCTGTGCACGTGGGGGTCTGCCAGCGCGTCGCGCAGATCGCGCTCGGCCATCTGCATCGAGCAGCCGCCGCTGATCTGCATGAACAGGTTGGCCCGCTTGGCGAGCACACCCTCGATCGGCAGCACCGCCACGCCGTCGAGGATCTCGTAGCGCTTGGGCTCATTGGCAAGCGGACGGCCCAGGCGCTGCTCAACGGCAGCGATGTCGATCTTGTCGCCGCGCAGGTGCGTGGCGTAGATCGCCTGTATCTCGTGCAGCTTCGCTGGCTCGATGGCCCAGGGCGCGTTGAGGATGTCGAGGATTTTCATGTGGCACTGGTTGAATCAGTGCCGTGACTGTCGCAATTTCAGCCCTGCAAAAACAGGGCAAATTGCGACAAGTCAATCTGCAGTTGCGTTTTCCTCGTTCAGAGGAAGGGGCGCCGGCGCAGGAGGCGGAGAGCCTGCTGGCGCAACGTAGGTGCCATCGCGCTTCTGGGCGTTCACTTCCTTCACACGCTGGCGGTGCTTGGTCTCCCAGCTCACGCCGTCGTGCAGGATCGATTCGTTCTCCAGCGTGCTGATCTCCAACTGAACGCGTTTCTCGGCGGCCTGCACTTCCTTCTGCGGGTCGATGCTGCCGGGGCCGTCGCCGGTCCACACTGCGCCACACCAAGCGGCCCGAACGATCGGGTCGGCAAAGAAGCCACGCGCGGAGATGCGGCCCTCCGCCACTTCGTCGGCGAGCCAGAGTTCGTACACCGGCTGGCACAGCTCGGTGACCATCATGTCACGCTCAACGCGGAAGAACTTCCAGGCCATGAGCAACGCACCACGAGCTGCTGTGTAGCTGCTCTGGAAGTGCATGATCAGTACCTCGTAAGGGATCTCCAGCGAGACGCCAATCTGGCGCAAGATGGCGAGCACGAAGGGGTCGAACTGGGGG